CCATTAATCCTATTAAGTTTTTATAGATACCTACATCATCAACCAACATGGAACCCTGCGCCTTAAGTTGCTGCTGTAAAGTATAAATCCCCTGCCTTGCCTCGATTAATGTCTCATTATCTCCTGCACCTAAGCCAACACTGGTTTCAACGTAATGGTTATACTTCCACCCTTTAGGGTTGACCGTTAAAGCCTTACCTAACACACGAAACTCTGTTGCACTATCTTGATATCGCGACACAAGCCAAGCAATACCCTCATATAGCTTTCTAAATCCTGTTTCGGCATAGTTACGACACATTAGCTCTACCTTGGCTGTACCGGCCTCCTGAACGCCATTGAATCGTGTTGCTGTTTCATCTGTGATTGAATCAGCATTCAACCCTTGACTTGCCAATAATGTTCCTGAAGTTTGCGCCCTTGCTTGATCGTTATATTGTAAAACCTGCAATGATTGCTGGCCGATGTACGGCACTTGCAAGGGAAAAACAGCTTGCTGTGGGAGTATTTTTGAATCATCGTCTAACCTTACTACGCCATTTGTCCTTACTGTTAACATATCATCAAGATCAACATCACCATGAACAATGTGCCTTGGGTTGTTTACCATGTACATATTGTCATTCATACCGCGTATTATTGCTGTTTTTTGCAGTTGCGTTTGGTATGTTATTTCAGCTCTACTGCGCCCAATTGCTTTATGTGGCATCAATATAGCCGACAAAGACGCGTAAGGAACATGGTTAAAATACTCATTAACCAATACTTCATTACCACTTATCATGATATGCCTACGCTCTGCAATACCATCTCCGTCAAAATCAATCTTTATGTATAAGTCAGATATCTCAACGAACTCACTAGCCCACTCAGATATTGTGCTTTCTGCCACTGAACCACCCTGATCTTGGTTGCGAACAGAGGCAATATTAGACTCCTGAACAGCTCTATCACTTACAGTGGGCAGCCTACTTATCAGATCTTTATCAAAACCATCAGATAGTAACTCACTACGAGTTTTTCTAACCCTGTCACCAACCATTTCAGCATCTTCAATACTGCTAGCGTTACGGGTCATAAGGAATGACTCAGGTGGTATATTAATTATACTAACTTTATTTTTTTCAGTTGTTACGCGAAATTTGATGTTAAAAGTCTGTGCTTCTATATTCTCCTCTTGCTCAGTAATATCAACTTTAATCTTGTCAATAGACGAACCAAGTAAGCTCTCTTGAATGGCTACCAGCTCATCTAAGTCAACACCTTCATACTCTACCATTTCAACTTCTTTTTGTTCCTCCATGAAATACTTAACAACACCATTCTTTTGAATTTCAGCGTCTTTAAGCCAATTATGAATAAGCTGAAAGCTTCCGGGTTGCGAGCGGATTATCCAGTTAACGTATTTTGTTTTTTCGTCAGCTTCAGCAACCTCAGCCTTGTTTTCAGTGCTTGGTGTGAAAGACATTATATTGCCGGACCCAAGGAATACTCTGGCCAGACTAGGCATGTCAGCCTCAACAACATCAGCGATATCAGTTGAAACTACACTTGATTGATTGGGTATTGCTTCAAAATCACCGGTCTTATCACCCAGATAAGCTTCTAGGTATTTGGTGTTTTCTTTCATTAGATCACCACTGAATATAGCGGCTTGGCGTTCTGCCTCACCAACTAAACTCAATAGTTCATTTTCCGTCATTTTAGTTGGCATCAAAATCACTCGTAGTTAAAAGGATTGTTTTACATATTATACCGTATGAGTTAGTGTTAAGCCAATTAGTCAACTTTGGTATAAATAAATGAAAATGTTACGTAGCTTTAAATGTTTAGATAACCACATAACAGAAAGATTAATCAAAGGCAATGAAGGCACTATTGTTTGCAAAGAATGCGACCAAGTAGCTTACAGAATGCTATCTGCACCAAGATCATTTGGTAACACTACTGGCCGTAGTCCATCAGCAACTTATAACCCTAAATAATATAGCTTTTATTATAATTTAGTGCTTTCTTTTTCCTGTCATTCCTAACTGGCTCTGCAAATGTTAAAGCAGCAGCATCTCCATAATCAGGACTAAAGCCGTATTTCTGTTTTATTCTATCTTTGCGCCACAACACCTTTCTATCTTTGTTGTCATAACTAAAAGGACTAGCACATAGATCAGCTTGTAATTCATCATCGTCAGGTATCGTGACGGGCAATGACTCATCAACTAACCAAGTGGCTAGCTCCTGCCATATCTCATTTCTTTTGTTTGTGTATTTTTCAGGGTTCAATGGTGTAGATCCAAAATGAACTGACTTTACTTGTTTTTTATAACCCAACTCATAAAGCCTATCAACTATGTCAGCACCAGCGCCGTAATCAATAAACATCATGTCTGGCACTTTCTTTGCTACTGGGCAAACTGTGTCCAATATCTTTTTACATATAGCAACATTTTTACCCAATGAATTACATTGCTCGCCGATATAAGACTCCATGCCAAACATCCTGCGACCATGCCTACGAACAATAGCAAATCTATCACCACCACGACTAGGGTCAACACCAACGACATAAGGACCACTACCAGATACAAATTCTTTTCTGGCTTTCATACAGTGATCTGAAGAAATTAAACCATCACCGCCCGACACTTGAAAAGCTTCAGCAGCATTCATCGGGTATTCCTGCTTAAATGCCTTGTCACCATCAACACCATCAGTCGTTAACTCAGACACTTTCATTCTTCGCCAAAACAATTGCTGATTAGTTAAATCATACTGCTTAGATAAAACATCTTCATCAGGTGTAGTTTTGAACTCGTCCGGCAATTCTTTTTTATATTCTGACTGCCAAAACCACGGCACAAAAATAGCTTGAAATTCAGATAACCCTTTTTCTGCCAACTTCCATTGCTCATGAAAAAAATTACCAACTCCGTTTGCTGTACTTTCCCATATCACCTCAGTACCCGGCGCGTCAGGAACTGCTTGCATAATACCTTTTGTATGTTCGCTAGCATTAAGCCAAAACGCCACTTCTGAACCATGAAAATATTGAATTGTTTGGCCACGACCTACAGCCTTGTTTCCTGCTGTCCCAATTTTATAGCCGGAATCAATAACACCAAAAGATAACTCTTTAGCGTTAGCAGCACTTACTGATGGCTTGACAAATTTAGGTAGGTTTTGATAGTAACGCTCGGTCATCTCAAATAATGCGTTAGTAGATTCACCATCGTGAGTAAGTATAAAAGCTCTTACCCCTTTATTATGAGTTGTCTTATGTATAAATCGACCACCAACGTATGTGCTAGCCCCTTGTTGCCGACCTTTTAATATAATCGCCCTAACCTTGCCCGTATCAATTATCTGATCTTCAAGTCGTTTGTGGATGTATTTCTGAGCATCATTAAGCACAAAAGGCTGCAACCCCTTGTGCTTGGTGCGTATATTTAAACAATTTCGAGAATAAAACTCAAAATCATCTTTTAATCGCTGCCGTTGATCATTCAAGTGACTCTAACCACTGCTCGTGCGTTATTTCTATATTTGTCTGTGCAACTTCGCTTTTATCTTTCCAGTCAAAATTGTTTTTTAAGTTAAATATGCAGCCGGTAACATTGTTACCATACAATCTAGCCTCAACAAAAGCCTCTATTTTTGCTCGCGCTCTTTTTATGGTGGGAAAATAATCCTCCCGGTTTGAATAATTAACAATTGTCCTTCTATCTACACCGATTGATAATGCAAGGCCCGACATTGTAGGCAAGTATTCTGGGTTACCCTCTTTGTCGGGAATATAAGCATCACTTTCAAAGTAATTATCAATTGCCTCACTTAGCTTCTCTGCTGTTTCAAATGCCAATGGCTTTCCAATTTTTTTTGCAGTCATCATTATCGAGTCCTTGTGGTTATTCGATTATTTATTTATTAGCGTACTTTTGTTAGTGTTATACTATTAGCCCCGGCATTTATTACTTTCAATGCTGTTCCCGGTAACTCAATAATACCGTCAGTGCGCGCTGTAAAAACACCATCCACTAAAGAAACAAAGCCACTTACCTGAAACCATTGTAGCGTTAATGGACCGGTAACACTAAACGCATAAACGCCTTGCGATATTGTTTTTGTTTCATTGTTTGTTAAAGTTGTCATAATTATTCCCGTTGCGTTAAATTAATTTTTCTGTTAGTGGTTTAAAGGAACTATGATTTTTATATAACCATTGACCTTGTTGCTTGCTAAATACTGTTAAAGTACCGATGTTAAATTCTTCTTCTGTAATAATATCAAGCGTTAAATTATCTGCTATCTGTGTTAAATCGTCAGTTGATAAGCCCTCTAACTCTTCATCATTATCAGGGTTAAAGCCTAATTCATCAACTCTGTAAACCTCGCCCAGATAAGCGTTAGCCTCGTTTGATGTCAGGCCTTTTAATAATAGCTTGTTGTCTGCATAGCTCGCACCGCTTCCAAGAAACTCGCTCACATCTGTTTGCATTACTGTATATAAATAACTCATGTTTAATTCCTTATACGTCCGAGGTGATTTGGTTATTGAATATATCACATTTGGTTATTGTGTTTGTGTATACACCTGCACCGTTACTTGTCCAACCACCTCGGTTAACTGGGACAACACTTTCCACTTCACCTAACGTACCATTATCGGAGCCTCCTATTCTTGAGTTATAAAATGTTTGTGAGCCAACACGGAGTCCGTTAACATATAAAACAGCGTTAGTTAGATCAGCGGACCATTCGATAATATAATCAGACTCACCTACAGGTAATGTATAAGATACCTCAGCTCTATCACTAACTGTGCCAAACGCTGTACCGTCACCACATTGAAAATATAACACTCCTGAGTGAACATACAGTACTAACCCAAAATTAAAGCCGCCGGATTCCATTAAAATGCCGTCATCAGTATTGCTGATCGTAGCATCAACACGAACACTTGCAGAAGTTGCCTCAGATAATGTGTCATAGGCAATACCTCTAGTAGTCCAAGCCTTTGTTAATGTCATGCCTTGAGTTACGGGCTCAATAAAATCTGCCACCTCGATTATTTCTTTAATTGATACGTTGTCAATGTTTGCAGAGGTAACACCATCAGCCCGTTTAAATTGCAGTGTGGTGAATTCTGGTGTAGATATGTATGTGTTAGTACCATTGTTTAATATAGTGTTAACACCAAGAACCGTTACCGCCGCTAACTGGCCTACTAAATTACTAACAACTACAGTAATTTCATAAGACTTTCCTATTTCAAAAAGGGAATTTTGATATATAGGTTGTAAAGAGCCATCGCCATCCAATTTAGCTGTTCCATTATCCCAAGACCAACCACCATCAGGTACTACCCAACCGCTTAAATCAGTATCAAAATCACCATTAGTAACCAGCTCATTACTACCCACCCAAATATCATCTTCTAAGCTGTAAAGCTCACGGGCTGATTGCGGAATGTTTTTGTATTCAACTGCGTTAGTTATTTCTTTTATTGATACGTTGTCTACTGTGCATGAAGCGCCAGCAGATGTTCTTGCGATGTCTAAGTTACCCCCTGAGCCTGTTACTAAAAAAGTAAAGTTGCCGATTGAGGAAATATTAGCAAACGAACCATTGGTATTAGTTACATTTTGAGCAGTCAACTTAATGTTGCTGGTTACAGCACTAAACTTAACTTTAACTTCAAAACTTTTACCTGCAGCTAAAATAAAATCACTTCTTAGAGGCGTATATGCGCTAGTTACACCCATTACAGCTTGGGCGCTAACTACACTCCAATTTCCAGAAGGTGTAGTAAATCCAGTCAAATCACCTGTGGAGAAATCACCATTAGTAATTTCTTCACTCCCAAACACATTCTCCTGTGAATATTCAATCTCACTAGCTGCGTTCGCTTCTGTGTAGTTTGTGATTTCT